TCAGCCGCTTTTTGTTTTCGTCCATCCCGGCCTCCTTATCAAATAATTCACTTCAAGTGAACTCACGGTGAAAAGAATATATCCTGAATGGTCACGCCATAATAACTGGCCAATGCCAATTTCACTTCATCCCTCGGAATCCTCTGTGCAGTCTCGTACATTGCTAGCGAAGACTTGCTTATTCCTACAGATTTAGCCACTTCGGCCTGCGTCTTCTTTCCTCGCATTGCAACAAGTTTTTCTGCAATTTTCTTACGATCCACTCTTCTCACCTTCTTTCCATGTGGTTCACTTGATGTGAACATCATATCACGTCAAGCGCCTGTTGTCAATCACTTTTTGTAAACTTTTTATTGACTATGTTCACGCTTCGTGATATGCTGAACGTGAATAAGGAAGGAGGTCTGCAAATGAGCCACTTTTCCGAGCGATTAAAGAGCTTGCGTCAGCAATCTTCAATCACTCAAGCAAAACTCGCAGATGATCTCAACGTTACAAAGTCCTTAATTTCCATGTATGAAAGCGGTCAACGCCTTCCGAGTTTCGAGATGCTCGAAGCTATTGCCGATTATTTTAACGTTCCGCTTTCTTCTTTGGTTGACAATGCAAGCTCTATTTTCCCTGATATGCTTCCTGTTACCATCCGGCGCGTTCCGGTTCTTGGTGGTGCAGCATGCGGCGAGCCAATTTATGCGCCGGGCGACGATACGGAATTTTTAAGTGTCGATGCCTCCGTTTCCTGCGACTTCGCGCTGATTGCACACGGCGATTCCATGATCGGTGATCGCATCCACGATGGCGATGTGGTCTACTTCCGTTCTGTTTCCGATGTTCGTGATGGTGAAATCGCCGCCGTGGCTGTAGACGATGGCGTTAGTATCAAGCGAATCAAACGTCTGCGTGCCCCAGATGGCAGCGTCATCTTCACACAACTGCTTTCCTCTAATCCCGCGTATGATTCCATCGACATTGGCGGACCAGACGAAACGAGAATCGCTCGTATTTTAGGACGTGCCGTCTCTTTCAGCGCAAAGCTTAATATTTGAACACAAGTAAATTTGGAGGGTTTCGCGTATGTCTACAAATGAATCTTCTATCGAACGCATTCTCGGTCTGGACTTTGAGACAGCCAATCCATCTCGCACAAGCGTCTGCTCCCTCGGTTTATGCCTAGTGAATTTTTCTTCTGGCGAAGTTATTGATAAGAAACAGTTTCTTATCAATCCTCATGATACTTTTCATCCCCGAAACATTCAAACTCACGGCATTGTACCGGATATGGTAGAAAACAGTCCTTGTTTTGAGGATGTAGTCGATGAAATCTTCTCCCGTCTCGATGCTCATACCGTTTTAGTTGCTCACAACGCCTCTTTTGATATAGACGTATTATGTAAAACCTGCAAGGCACATGCCATTCCTATTCCTGAATTAAATTTCTTTTGCACCTATGTTCTCGCGAAAGCCCTTTTCCCCGACTTAACCTGCTATAAATTGCCAGTAGTTGCCGCTCAATGCGAACTCCCGACCTTTCATCACCATCTCGCTGACGATGATGCCGAAATCTGTGCCGAGGTTTTTTATTCCTTCGCACACATGTGTAGCGCTTCGACCCTCCAAGAACTTGAAAAGAACTCCGGTGTGAACATTGGGCATATAAATTCAGATTATTCTCATGATACTTGCTATAAATATCATCCATCTCACTTTTCACGTCAGCATTCCTTCGAGAAAAAGCTATCTACCAAAGATATAGATACAACGGATTTCCCCGCAAATCCTAACCATCTTCTTTTTGGAAAGAATGTCGTCTTTTCCGGGGCTGTTCAAGGCATATCTCGTGAAAAAGCCACTTCCATTGTTCAATCCATAGGTGGACTTGTTGAGGAGCGTGTTACGAAAAGAACAAATTATGTGATTTCTGGTATTCAAGACCCTACCGCTCTGTGTGGTCACAAAAAAAGCTCAAAAATTATGAAGGCCGAACGCTATATTGGAGAAGGTTTGGATATCCATATCTTGTCTGAAGAAGATTTTCGCAATCTGATCTCTTGAGGTGAAAATTTATGAACAATGAACAGATTTCCCTTATCCTAGACCAAGACATTGCTTTTCCTCAATCTGATAATGATATTAAAAACATTTGGAATACCTATATCCATGAAGAAAAGGACGATTCCGATGCTTTCAGTGTTGAATCTGTTTCAAAGGGATATAGCTATTTCATTTATGGAACTAAGTCGTTTGAGCTTGTCCAAAATAAAAGCGGGTGCAGCTTACGCCTTCCCGGCATTATCATGTCTTCACTTTTTCCTGAACGTCAAAACCTCGACGACGAAAAGTTCTATTCCATCAACAGTCTTCAAACCGAACAAATGAAAGCCTTGCTCGCCTTGTTGAAAGATTATAAACACAAACTCTTTCGTGAACTTATCACAGAAAGTTTTGGCTGCTGCAACGACTTTATAAAATGTTCTGACGCAAAGCACTGCATTCATGAAGATGACCGCTTTTTCAACGGTTGCTATTATCGTGAAAATTTAGAAGCCGGGCGTATCTTCTACGGAAAAAATAAAAACATCTGAACTAAAACGCCCCGCCCATGCGACCACACGAGCGAGGCAAACAGAAAGGTATTTGATTTATGAGCACTACAAAAAACACAAGCAAAACGATTAGCCCCCGCACGACCAGCAAACCTTCCTATACCTATGAAGATCGCAGTCAAAAAATTCCGACGAGCCTCAAGCCTAACACATCTAACCCCGCCAAGAAATCATCCGGCAAGTGATTGCTTCGCTTGAATCTGGTCAAAGAGCTTCTGTGCTTCAAAAAATTCGACATTTATTCCTGTTTTCGGATCGCAGTAAATGACTACTGGGCCAAACAACAATTTTTCATCATCAGCAGCGGTTTCTTCGTCGTGTTTGAAAGCCGTGCGCGTTTCCGGCGACCACATCAGCGCGATACCGTCCTCCAAGTTGTCCGGCAGGCTGTAACAAATTCCAACCTGCTCGCCTGCGCCGCTTTTGATTCTAAGCACAAGAGCACTTCGCGCATATTCAAAGTCTTTGCTGTAAACAAGCGTATGCCATGTATCGGCGGAACGATCAATTTTCATTTGCTCCGTTTCTTTGAGCCGGAGGCTTCGCAGTTTTGCATAGCCCTCCTCCAGCCCTTCAAGCGCACATGAAAAAAGCACCGTCATGCCCAGCGAAATCAGAAAAAAACGCGGAATCTCCATCGTGGCCGAAAATGTATTCAGCAAATCTGCCGGGTTGGCAACGCTTTTCCCGGCCAGCCTCCCGTAAATCAGTAGCGAAGCCACCGAAATCATTGTGCTGAAAACAAAATGCTTTGCCGCTCGTGTGCTGTCACTGGTTTCTTCGTCTCGATAAGTGCGCTTGAAAAACACCCTCCGCAGGATATCCACCAGCGCACCGGGGTACAGGTAGATCATTGCGATAATCATTTGTTCCATCGTTCCACCTCCGTATATCTTAATTATACCACACGAGGCTTATCCAAAAAAGGCTTCATGTGCAACCTTTTTCAAAATGGAAATCATTTGACAAAACACCCCGCCCATGTGACCGCATGAGCGAGGCAAACAGAAAGGACGCTTCCATGAGCAACGATTTTCGTTTTCTGATGTACCAATCCGCCGAAGAAAATGTGAGCGTCAACGCCGTCATCAAAGACGAAACAATTTGGCTTTCTCAAAAGGGCATGGCCGAGCTGTTCGGCTGTTCGACAGACAACATTTCCCTTCACCTAAAAAATATCTTTTCCGACGGCGAATTGACGAAAGATTCAGTTACCGAGAAAATCTCGGTAACTGCCGCAGATGGTAAAAATTATCCTACTCAGTTCTACAATCTGGATGCGATCATCTCCGTCGGCTACCGCGTCAACTCCCGCCGCGCGACGCACTTCCGCATCTGGGCAACCAGCGTCTTGAAGGAATACATGACCAAGGGCTTCGCACTGGATGACGAGCGTCTCAAGCAGGGAACGGCCGCGTTTGGCCACGACTATTTCCGCGAGCTGCTTGAGCGCGTCCGCTCGATCCGCGCCAGCGAACGCCGCATCTGGCAACAGGTGACGGATATCTTCGCAGAGTGCAGCATCGACTATGATAAAAATACCGCCACCGCTCATGACTTCTACGCCATGATTCAGAATAAATTCCACTATGCCATCACAGGGCAGACCGCCGCCGAAATCATCTATGACCGTGCCGACCGCGCCAAAGATCACATGGGGCTGACCACATGGAAAAACGCCCCGGACGGCCGGATTCTCAAATCGGATGTTTCCATCGCCAAGAATTATCTGGATGCGAAGCAGATTCGTCAGCTTGAGCGCGCCGTCTCCGGCTATTTCGATTATATCGAGGATCTGATCGAGCGCGAAAATGCCTTCACGATGGAGCAGTTCGCCTCCAGCGTCAACGAATTTCTCGCTTTCCGCCGCTATGACATTCTTCCCGATAAGGGGCGCATTTCCGCCGCGGCCGCAAAAAAGAAGGCCGAAGCGGAATACGACGCTTTCAACAAAACGCAGCGCATCGTCTCCGACTTCGACCGCGAGGTGCAGCGCTTGATCGAATCCGAAAAGCGCCCGTGATCTTCTTTGCGCCATCCTTGGCAAAATAGCCATTAAAAAACGCCCCGCCCATGTTACTAGCATGGACGAGACGAAGTATTCAATTCACACTCTTTTTCTTTATGCGGCTCATCAAGGGATTCATTCAACTGTTATCACTATTTAAGGGGGTGATCCAATTTGAAAGCCGTCATATATGCACGCTTCTCCAGCCACAACCAGCGCGAAGAATCCATCGAAGGACAGGTTCGCGCCTGTCAGCGCTTCGCCAAAGAGCACGACATGACTGTGATCGAGATATACGCAGATCGCGGCCTGTCCGGCCTCCATGCCGACAATCGCCCAGAATTTCAACGCATGATCGCAGACAGCGACCGCCACAAATTCCAAGCCCTTATCATGTGGAACCTCGACCGTTTTTCCCGCGACAAATACGACACTGCCGTTTATAAATCGCGGCTCAAAAAGAATGGCGTTACGCTCTATTATTCCGATCAGAACATTCCAGACACGCCGGAAGGAATCATTCTCGAATCGCTGCTTGAGGGCTTCGCGCAGTATTATTCCGCCAACCTTTCCCGCAACGCAAAGCGCGGCTTACAAGAAAATGCGCGGAAATGCCTCTGGAACGGCGGCGGCCTGCCTCTTGGCTATACCATCGACGAAACAAAGCACTTTGTCATTGATCCGGCCGGCGCCGCCTGCGTCCGGCTGATCTTCCAGATGTACGCCGACAACCACTCCATCAAGGAAATTGTCTCTATACTCAACGAGAAGGGATATCGAACCGTGAAAGGAAATAAATTTCGCCTTGGCAGTATACAGGGTGTCCTGCGTAATCGAAAATACATCGGCGAATACCACGCATCCGGCATAACTGTTCCGAACGGCGTTCCCGCGATCGTGGATGTCGAATTATTCAATGCCGTACAAGAAAAAATCGGTGTTGTTTCTGCTGCAAAAGCCCGTAACAAAGCAGAAATTCCTTATTTGCTGACTACAAAGGTTTTTTGCGGCCATTGCGGCTCTCCGATGATCGGCGAATCCGGCACAGGAAAAGGCGGCTCGACCTATCGCTATTATAAATGCTGCTGCCGAAAGAACCGAAAAGGCCAGTGTGACAAACGCACCGAACAAAAAGAATGGCTCGAAGAAACCGTCGTTGCGCAGACCGTCGAAAAATTCCTCCACCCCGACGTGATCGAGGATGTTTCAAACGCCTGTGCCGCCGTACTTGAACAGGATTGCCAAAACAATGCCTTGCTCAAGGCCTTAAATGCCCAGCTTGCAGATGTTGAAAAATCCTCCCGAAATCTTATCAAAGCCATTGAAGCAGGGGTATTCACCGCATCCATGCGCGAACGGCTGGCCGAGCTTGAACAGCAAAAAGAAGATATCACCGTTCAGATTGCCCGCGAGCAGCTCCGAAAGCCGCAGCTCTCCGCCGAGCAAATCGCGTTCTTCCTCCGCTCTTTCCTTGACGGCGATGCTCACGATCCGAACTTTCAAGAAAGAATTATTGAATCGCTCGTCCGCCGCGTCGATGTTTACGATGAAGGGCCAGGAAACCGCAAGCTCACTGTTTTCTATAATCTAAAGAAAAATAACCATTCTTCCGTTTCGGTAAAATGTTCGGATTCCGAAAGTGTGGGTCTGCCAAAAGGTCGGTTGCATAAGCAGCCGATTTTTTTCTTTGCTTCTTGCAGAAGGGCGAGAATAGGACGGCAGTGAATACCGTGCCCTTTGGCACGGTAGAGCCGTCCTGACCG